CTCCCGTCCATCGCCCACGCAGCACAGGTTATTCCGATGACTCAACGTAAGGACAAGAAGTTCGACCCGAACGCAATGTCCGAACATGACTACGTGATGATTCCTGAGAAGGACAAGACCTACGTCCCGTTTGGTGACTTCAAGAGCGTTGAGAAGATTATTTCTAGCCGCACTTTCTTTCCTGTGTTTATCTCTGGCCTGTCTGGTAACGGTAAGACCTTCATGGTTGAGCAGGCTTGCGCTCGCCAGAAGCGCCAGATGATCCGCATCCAGATGTCGCGCGAGACTGATGAAGATGACCTGATTGGTGGCTTCCGCCTGATTGAGGGTGAGACCAAGTTCCTCAAGGGTCCGGTGCTTCGCGCCATGGAGATGGGTGCGATCATGCTGCTTGACGAGGCCGACCGCGCCGATCCGACCAAGGTGATGTGCCTCCAGGGTATTCTTGAGGGTAAGCCTTACTTTGTCAAGAAGACCGGCGAGGTCATCTATCCTGCCGAAGGTTTCAATATCTTTGTGACTGCTAATACGAAGGGTCGTGGCTCTGATGACGGTCGCTATGTTGCCGCTTCAATGCTTGATGACGCGCTCCTTGAGCGGTTCCCTGTGACCATCGAGCAGGAATATCCGAATACCAAGATTGAGACTAAGATCCTTCAGGCTCAGTTTGAAAATCGCACGGCTGAGCATGATGGCTTTATCGAACATCTTGTGGCCTGGGCTGACGTTATCCGTCGCACCTTTGCTGAGGGTGCTGCCGATGAGGTTATCTCCACGCGCCGTCTGACGCACATCATCAAGGCCTACAAGCTTTTTGAAGATCGCACCAAGGCCATCGAGATGTGCATTAACCGCTTTGACGAGGAGACCAAGAAGTCCTTCCTCGACCTGTATCGCAAGGTCGACCCGACCCTGCCCAAGGCTCCGGAGCAGACTGCTCCAGAGGCTCCTGCCGAACCGATGGGTGATGAAATCCCGTTCTAATGGGGGCATTTTATACAACACAACTAACATGAAAGGTTTATACTATGGCTAAGACTACCAAGACTGAGCGTCTCCTTAACTATCTGATGTCGGGTCATGACATCACCGAGGGTCAAGCCCGCAGCCGCTTTGGTATCCAAAACCTGAGCGCCACGGCTTCTGACCTGCGGTTTAAGGGTTATGCGGTCTATGCTAACCGCAAGACGCTTGGCAATAACCACGAGGTGACGATGTATCGCCTCGGTGCGCCGCGCCGCGAGGTTATCGCTGCTGGCTATCGGGCCCTTGCTTCGGTCTAATAACTTTTAGTGGCTACGTAGGGTCGGAGCTTTGGCTTCGGCCCTATTTGCATTTTTACGCCCTACATATTTCTATATGTTTGGTATGAAAGGGGTACCATGGCTATCGAAATTAATGTCTCCATCGAGGACCTGCGTAAGAATAAGATTTTTGTTGCCACACCAATGTATGGTGGGCAATGCACGGGTCAGTTTGCAAAGGGTACGTCAGACCTTGCGCGGCTTGGTGCTGAATACGGTATGAACATTGAATTTTACTACCTCTTCAATGAAAGCTTAATTACTCGCGCGCGAAACTATCTGGTTGATGACTTCCTGCGCAGCGGCTATACCCACCTCATGTTTATCGACTCGGATATCGGGTTTGATGCCAGCGATGTCATCGCTCTGTCTGTGATTGCAAATCAGCCGGGTAAGGATATCGTTTGCGCTCCTTATCCCAAGAAGTGCATCTCATGGGAGAAGATTAAGCGCGCGGTTGACAAGGGATTCGCTGACAAGGACGCGAATATGCTTGAGGCCTATGTCGGTGACTATGTGTTCAATCCGACGCAGCAGACCACCTCGATCCGTCTTGATGAGCCCGTGGAAGTTCTTGAGGGCGGCACTGGCTTCATGATGATTCCGAGAGAGACGCTTGTCAAGTATCAGGCTGCTTATCCGGAACTGATGTATCGTCCAGACCATGTTCGCACGGAACACTTTGACGGTAGCCGTGAGATTATGGCTTTCTTTGATACCGTGATTGATCCTGCGACTAAGCGGTATCTCTCTGAGGACTATATGTTCTGTCAGTATGCGGCGCGTGCTGGACTGAAGACCTGGCTCTGCCCTTGGATGCGTCTGAACCATACCGGCACCTATACGTTTGGTGGTAGCCTCATCGATCTTGCACAGATTGGTGCATCTGCTACGGCCGATGTTGAAGCTCTTGGTAAGGCTAAGAAGCTCGCTAATGCTTTTAAGGGTTGATAATCTTAAAGTTTTAGTATATAATTGTCATGTTCTAAACAGTGGAGTATAATATGCAACTTTCAAATGAGACTATCGAAATCCTGAAGAACTTTGCGGCCATCAATCCGTCGCTTCTTATTCGACCGGGTAACAATCTCCGAACGATCCATTCCAAGAGCACCATCTTGGCATCGGTCAATGTGAAGGAGACCTTCCCGATCGAGTGTGCGATTAATGATCTGACGAAGTTCATCATGGTGCTTACGGCCTATGACAATCCAAATCTTGAATTTACGGATAAGCATACGGTCGTAAGTAATTCGCGCGCATCTACGCGAGTCCTGCACGGCGGCATCGCAACGGTTACGCACCCGCCTGTAAAGGATCCGAAGCTCCCGAGTGTCGATGCTACCTTTACCATCAGCAATGAAGCTCTCAATTGGGTGCTAAAGCTGACTGCTGGTCTTGGTCTGCCAAACGTCCTTCTCTATGGTAAGGATGGTAAGTCGTATCTCTCTGGTACGAATGTCCTCGAGGATATCTCCGACAATACTGAATATGAGGTCGGTGATGCTTCGAATGACTATAAGGCGGTGTTTGCGATTGAGAACCTCAAGCTTCTGCCGCGCGACTATGAAGTGAGTGTGACTAATGGTATGGCTCACTTCAAGTCCAAGACTGGTGATATTGAATACTGGGTCGCGTGTTCGACTCCTAAGAAGTGAACGAGGTTTCTACAACCACTCTTATGATCTGGCTCCACAAACTAGTGGAGTCAGCGCATAATCAGGGCCGCGAGCTTGAAGTACTTGCGGCCCTGGCAGCAGTGGTTACTAAAGGTTATGTGAAAAGTCTAGGTACTGATCAAGCGGCGATGATATTTTATAACATTGCCGACAGTCTGGCAACCGATACATTAAATGATGATGAGGATGAACATGGAGATGACCGACAGTGAATTTCTCTGGGTCGAGAAGTACCGACCTCAGACTATTTCTGAGTGTATCCTTCCTGATGAATTGAAGGCTACATTTCAGAAGTTTGTAGACGACAAGACTGTGCCGAACCTTCTTCTCTCTGGTCCGGCAGGCATCGGTAAGACTACCGTAGCCAAAGCAATGTTCCAAGAAATCGGCGCCGACTATATCATTATCAACGGCTCGATGGATGGTAACATTGATACCCTTCGGACTCGCATCCTTGGGTATGCATCGACTGTCTCGCTGTGGGGTGGTCGCAAGTATGTTATCCTTGATGAGGCCGATTATCTGTCGCATCATACTCAGCCTGCTCTCCGAAATTTCATGGAGCAGTATTCACACAACTGCGGTTTTATTCTCACCTGCAATTTCAAGAATAAGATCATTGCGCCTCTGCATTCTAGATGCTCAATTATCGATTTCAAGATTAGCGGTAAGGATAAGCCTGCTATCGCCGCGCAGTTTATGTCGCGCGCTTGCAACATTCTGACGACAGAGAATATCGAATTCGATAAGAAGATCGTTGCAGAGGTTATCAAGAAGTATTTCCCTGACTGGCGCAGGGTTCTTAACGAGCTTCAGCGGTACTCTACTAAGGGTACGATTGACGCTGGTGTTCTCGCTAACATCACCGATACCGACCTTCAGGCTCTGGTGAAGATGCTGCGAGAAAAGGACTTCACTTCGATGCGTCAGTGGGTTGGGCAGAACGCTACGCTTGATCAGAATACTGTCTATCGTCAGCTTTATGATAGTGCGTATGACTACATGAAGCCGGGCAGCATTCCTAATCTGGTTTTGATTCTAGCTGATTACCAATACAAGTCTGCCTTTGTTGTGAATCCTGAAATCAATCTTGCAGCCTGCCTGACGCAGATCATGATGGATTGTGAGTGGAAATGAGCGAAGATGCAAAGCTCGGCGTCTTTGATATCGTCAAAGCCGTTGCTGAGTCCAAGCACGATTACTTCAGAGGCGAGACTAATGATGTAGCGGACAAGACCTATGTTCCCTTTCTGGTGAACAAGGCTTTGTCCTTTCATATCGATACGGTACTCTATGCTAACGAGATGAACCAGCGTGGGCATCTAGATAACCTGTTACAACATGACTATCTCATAAATACAGTGAGGTCTAGACGCCGCAAATCAAGCAAGTGGCCAAAGCCTTCTGATGACAACGATATTAAAGCCGTCATGGAATACTATGAGTGCAATTACAATCGAGCTAAGGACTATCTTACTGTCCTAACTGCCAACCAGCTCGCCGTAATCCATGATAGGACTAAGAAGGGTGGAGCTGATGATAGATATAGCAGAAATGGTAGAAGTAAGACTGAAGAACCCTGAGGATTTCCTAAAGATTAAGGAAACTCTCACTCGCATTGGTGTTGCTTCTCGCAAGGACCAGACTCTTTATCAGTCATGCCACATTCTTCATAAGCAGCGTAGGTATTTTATCGTACACTTCAAGGAGCTATTTGCTCTCGAC